CTTTTTCTGCCCAGAGGCAGTTCTCAGGCTGTCGCCGCTCATCGTGTTGGTGTACGAACCGACCCCCATCGGACGGACCATGCCAGCACCGGGAACCGTCGTGCCTTGCTCAGTGCCGACCCCCACCGAGAGCGGAGCCCCACCGGTCGCAAACGCATTGGTGACCGGCAATCCTGCGGGCATCGTCTCCCCTGTCGCTGGCATGGTCTGCTGTCCTGTTTCGGCATCATTCCAATACGGCGCAAAGGCTTCTGTTCTGGCCATGACCTTGGCTCGTTCAATGTCTCCCGCCTTTTTCGCTTGCCGCTCCAATTCAAACGGCGAGGCCGCTTGCCGCTCAAGTTGGACGGCGACGTCTGGATTGACCGTATAGAGTTTCTTCAGCCAGTCAGGTCGCACCGCTTCAGGATCGTTCTCGAATCCGGCGAGGTTGGTTCCCTGTCCAAAATCGATCAGCCCTTGCCGTGCGGCCATCGCCTGTTGCCGCTCATGTGCGCGGGCGGCGGTCTCGCGCATGGCATCGCCCAGGCCGTACCCTTGGGCGAAGGCGTTCATGGGGTTGTAGCTCGCGGCAAAATAATTCATCGTCAGACCCCGACCGAGGACGGAAAGCGCCCTCCGGCGTATTGGTTCCCTCCGGCATATTGCGGAGGTTTCTTAAAGATGTTGCTGAAGGCGTTCGAAAAGCCGCCGCCTGCGCCACCAGCAACGGCATTTCCAGCCATGCCGCCGATCCCGGAGACCACATTCCCCCAAATTCGATCTGAGGCCCCGGCGTCGGTATTGGCGGAGATCTGTCCGACGTTCTGCGCCCCTTGATTGGCGAGCTGTCCCCCTTGGAACGCTGCGTTTTGGCCCATGCCCGCCAGTCCTTGCCGGAACTGCCCTTCACCTAAGAAGCGATTGAAGGCGTTGTTATATTCCTGGCTCCCCATGCTTTGGCCGTACTCGGTCAAGGCCCGGAGCGTGTCACCGCTTTGGAGCATCCCCGCCGCCGCCGCATTGTTGCCGATCGCCTTGGTCCCCGCATCGAGCCGGAATTGATAGCCCGGATCGATATAGTTCGACGGGTTCTTCGTCGCCATGAAGCTGGAGAGGTCATTGAGCTGGTTTTTCCCGAAGTCTCGATAGGGCGACAGATCTGTATAGGTCCGTTGGTCGATGCCCTTTTGGTAGTTCAGGGCGTCCCGCATGAGCGCGAGCTGTTTCTTCGCCCCCGAGGAGCCAAAGAGCCCACCGCCGACGAGTCCGCCGATTCCCAGTGCCGCCCCGCCCAATATCATCGGCATGATTTACAAGCCTTTCTGCTTCACACTGAGCGCACTCTCGACATCATGGACACAGACCAAGAGGCTGTTGGGTTCCAAGGATTGAAAGACATGTGCGGAGCCCGCCCAAATATCGAAGACCTCGCCCGGTCCGCGCTCCCCGATGCATTCACCGTTCGCCCAGCCCCGCACTCTCCCACTGCCGACGAGCGTCACATGGTCATGGTCATGCACATGCTGCGGAATGATCGTCCCGGCCTGCGGCATCAGGTAGGACCGAAAATAGAACCCCCCGGCCTCCACGATCTTTTCAATCGGCAGATCCGCGAGCTTGTGCGTTGGCGTCGGGAGTGGGTAGTTAGACGACATTTCCAGCCGAATCCTTCCAGACCACAGGAGGCCCTATATTGGTTGCATATACGGGTATTTGAAGCGTGGTATCCCAATGCATGAATCCCACGAAGGGCGCTGGGTTCGGGCGTTCCGCCGTCGTGCCGGTCTCCGTGAGCTTGTTGAACGCCGAGACGAGCCGGTAAAACCACGCAATGACGATGCGACTGTTCCACTCTTCGCCGTCAGGGAATTTTTGCAGCGTGATCATGCGTCCCCCGGCGATAAGGTGAGATAGACGCCCGTCACGCGCCGAGGTACCGGATCGGTAATCCGTAACTTGAACGCCCAGGTTCGCGCCCAACCGAGTTGTGTCTCTTGCGCACGCGCTTTGTAGTGGCCCATCTTGCCGAGCGTGACGTATCGCTCCATGCACCAGGTTTTGCCGTTGTCTTTCGAGACCGAGAGAATGGCGTGCGGATCGTCGCCCGGAGGCAAAGGATTGCCCTCGCCGGTTTCCAGATCGATTTGAATCAGATCGATTGAAAAGCCGTCGCCTTCCTTGAGCAGGAGGGCGCTCGTGACTTCATAGGGGAGTAAGCCGCCGTCTTCCTGGTAGGCCTGGTCCTCCATCGTGTAGAGGTTGCCGTTAAAGGCATCGGTGATGAAGGGCTTGCTATTGGTGCCCACCGCGAAGAGACCCCGATAGTAGGGCTTCCCGTCGCTGGCCCGCTTGGACCATTCGTCCGTCGAGGCGTCATAAATCCAGGTAATCGCCGCGTCCGAGGTCGCTGCCGGAATCGTGACTTGAAACAGGATATGGCTATTGACCGAATAGCCGGCACAAATAGCGTTGGTGACTTGCCGCGCCTTGAGGTCTTCTTCCACTTTCGGCGTGCTGCGCCGGACCACCTGATAGCCGACGATTTCAAAGACGCCCGCCGTCCCGTCGGATTCGCCGACGAAGAAGAAGCGTTGGCCGACCTTGGCACTCCCGCGTTCGGCAATCGCCCCGACTTCGGTATTGGCTCCCGCCGAGGGTTGAAACCCGAGTGCCCCCGAGACCGGCGTCGGCGCCCCGCTGTACCACTCAATGGAGCTCTGACCACGGATGACGAGATCGTCTAAGAATCGATCGATCCCCGTGATCCCGGTCGGCTTGGCACTCGGGGTGATGAAATCCAGCGGGTTCCAGTTTTTGCCGGAATATTGAAAACTGGCAAAGCACCGGCCTGCATTGTCCCCGGAGGTCGTATAGACCCAAAAGCGCCCTTGCAGGAAGGTCGCCCCGCGTGCGCCGGTGGGATAATCAGGATCGGTGATGATTTCCGCCAGCCCCGTGGCATGGGTATAGATAATCGGCGTAATGGCATCGTTGATAAACAGCTCTACGCCGTTATCGTCCATCCAGACCGGCCCGCTATCGGTCGTCAGGGTGGCAATGGTGGTAAAGGTGCGACTTGGGAGGATTTGGAGGACGCTATTGCCGACCACCATGTAAAAGGTCAGCGTGCCTTTCTTCGTGAAGATCGCCCGCGCCGGAATGTCCCCGGTGTTGACGTACCGGACAAGCCCCGGTAATCCGAGAATCGCCGACTGTTGCCGTCCGTTGTCGATCTTCTCGACAATGCAGTTGAGCCGGTCCACCGTCGAGAGAAACGGCGACCGGGCTTGATTGCCGAGGCCGAAGATCGGTTCTGCTTGTCGCATCGACTCCTACTTATTGGTCGCTGTAGATGTTGTATGCCCCCCTGCCAGCGGCACAGCCCAACCCCGCCACGTCGGTCGTACTGACCGGCATGGGCTTGATGTTGTTCCGCTCGATCGCCTCCTTGCAGTCCTGCAAAATCATCTTGTTGTCGTCGCTGAAGGGCAGGCCCACACTCGCCGCGAGCAGGTGCGCAAGTGCATATTTGAAATACTGGCAATACCCCGGATGCAGCGAGACTTCTTCCTCAAAACTTGTAAACTTAGACAAGGCATAGAGCACCGTGAGGTGGACACTGGTGCTACTGTCAGTCGGTGCCGGATAGACGTAGAGGATGCCAGCCGGGAAACTCGCCTGGTAGTACACGAAGAGGCTCCAGTTGCTCGCTTGGGCCTTCGACGGAATGCGGTCATAATCCTCTTTCGCATGCGTCACGAAGACATCCGTGTCTAGCCCGTTCTGCCGTGCATACCCGGACAACACTTCTGTCGGTCGTGGCGCGTCCACGTCCACGAGGCCCGAGGCAGAGGGACCAATTCGATAGCTGCTCTGCTGCGCCACGAGGGGCACCGCGATTTCCGTCTGGTACGGCGCATAGGTTTTCTTGAGCAGAGTCCGTTCAATGAGATCGTTGAGCGAGCGGAAGGCCACCGCACAGCGCACCAGTGACAGCGATTCGCCAATGCCGAGCACCTTGGCGATGACATAGGCATCTACGATCAAATCCTTGACCAAGTACGGCCCTTGAACATTGGGAGAACTGATGCCGACCGTCATGACCAATGCCCATGCTTGGAGGTGAGCGCCCGCCGCGCCATTTCCGTAAACTCCTGGGCGGGCTTCCACCCTTTGGCGCGGAAATGCTGGTATTCGTCCTTACTGTAGACGGCAATGCGACGGTGTGAATCCGGTTCGTCCGGTCGCCCCGTCATCAGTTCGGCGTAAGGGGTGTCGGGATTGTACGTATGGTTGATCTGCACGGGTGCCCTCCTGGTGGTGCGAGGGGGGAGCCGCATCATCACGACTCCCCCGGCTGCGAGACTTAGGAGGCAATCCGGCAGGCGAGGTCCGGCCTAACCGCTTTCTTCCCGTACAGAATATCGAGGCGGGTGATTTTCTTATCCAGCTTGACATCGTATTGCCGGACAATCCGCATGGAAATGTCGTCCATGACTTCCCGCGCCCCGAAGTCCACGCCCTTCGGCATGTCGAGATCCACAAAGCCCATGGTAAAGGCGGTTTTGTGGTAGCACCCCAAGAGTGGGTACGCTGTGGACGCGGTCGGTGTCCCCAGCAACGTGATCGGCGCGGAGCCGGATGGTGACGCCGTGACGGTCTGCAAGGCGCCAGATGTCACGATCGCTGGGAAAATCGACCACGTGACTGTGGTGGTCGTCGCGTTCACGTCCGCCGTGATGACGAACTGTTGAGCGCGTCCCATATCCTGCTTGGTTTCCGGGTGGACTTCATTGACCCCGGAAATTGTGAACACCGTGCCTTTCTTGAAGGTGTCGAGGTTTGCGGAGCCGCCCACCAGCAAGGACGAGCCGGTCTGTGAGCCACCGGAGACGGTGAGACCTGACACCTTATTCCCCGCCGTCCAGCGAGGGGTCAGAGTGTTCTGATACCAGTCCGCCCCAGCGGTCCGGCCCATCAGCCCTTCACGGTACTGCTTGGCAATGGCTTGCGAATCCTGAAACAGTCCCTTCAGGGCATCGACGATGGTCACCATGGCATCCGGAGACATCTGAATGGCTCGCTGGGACATGGGAGCGAGGCTGTTGGTCAACCGGCCATTGGCCTGTAAATAGGTCAAGAGCGTATTCGGCACGGTCCCAAAGGTGCCCACCTGATAGGGCACATCGGTAAACATCCCGAAGCCGTCAGACTCCGCCGCCGCCGCTAAGACGCTCATCGCCGGATCGATGATCCGATCGCTGAAATCGTCCAGGCTCAAGGTCTGCTCGGCCACGCCAAAGCCCATGGCGACATTCTTTTGAGTATCGACCTTGAGATCGATCGTGCTCTCCGTGGTGTCCTGAATGACAGAGGTGATATCTGAGCCCGTGTTCACGACGTACTTATTCGGCATGCGAATCTTGAGCGTGTCGCCAATCTTCGCGCCGTCCTGGGCAAACTGATCGTCATAGCCGGTAAAAATGGTGCCGATGAAGTTTAACTTCTGGTGCAAGATCATCAGCGATTTGCGGAGCACTTTGGTCGGGGTAATGAGTGTATTGGGCATGATTCCCTCGTGCGTGTCAAAAATGGACTGGGTTCCCTCACGCATTTCGGGGTGCGTGCTGCCCGGTCCATCTACAACGCCGAGGGAGAGGCGGGCCGTCCTACGAAGCGGAACGGGGCGCGTGGGATCTACCTATAACGCGGGTAGAGGCGCGACGAGTGTGCTATACACAGATTCCACGTACTTGTCAATGCCTAGCGAAAAAACTTTTGCCCCGGATACTTCTTGGACATCCGGTTATGCTCCTTCATCCGCCAGGTCGTGATATCGTCCTCGTCCTGTGGTTCCTGATCAAGGTCGCCCGTGGCGGGCGTGCTACCCTTCAGATCCGGGATGGTGCGCGTCTTGGTCGGCGCGGGCTGAGTGGTCCCGTTCGTCGGAGGGACTTTGCCGTTGACGGCTCCGGCGCTCTGCTCCTGCTCGGCCATCTGCTTCAATTCCGCTTCGAGCCGTTGGGCCAATCGCCCGACCCCGAGGAACGTCGCTTCGGGGCTCAAATGATAGAGCTGCTTGGCTTCGTCTTGATGCACGGCCAAGTAGAGCGCCGTGTACGGTCCCATTTCGCCCAGGTGCATGATGCTGTGATACATGGCCTCGGACATGGCCAGATTCGGATCGCGGATGATCTGCTCGAAGTTCGGCACTTCGGCCAGGATCGGCGCGGCATGGGTAAAAAACTGTTGCTCACGTTCCGTATAGGTGCGCTGCGCGTCGGCTTGGCCCTGTTGCTGTTGTCGTGCCGCTTCGCGCTCCTCGATCTTCCAATCCGTCAAGGCGTCAACATACGCATCATAATTGTCATAGTCCGTGTCTTTTGGCCTTGGCTTACCGGAATAGGACTTTGGCGGTTCAGTCTTGGTCGGTTCGGTCTTCGGCTGTCGGAGGGCCTGTAGTTCTTGGCGAGCTTGCTGGAGTTCCCGCCGTAGTTCATCATGACTGCGCGACAGGTCATGAAACCGGGCGTTGATATCGGTCGGATCCTTCGGCTTCGGGGGCCGCATGCTTTCAGGGAGCTTGGATTCTTTGACCTCGGCCTTGTCGTCTTTCTTCTGCTCCTCTTTCTTGACGAACTGGCCCTGTTCGTTGCGTGCTCGGTCGTCGGTCTTCGGCTGTGTCTTGGTCTCATCCGTCGTAATCGGTGCCGGTGTGCTGTCGGCTGGCTTCGGATCTTCGGCGGTATACGACACACTCCCGTGAAACCGAGAGTCGTCAATGCCGTCGTTCGCTGGCTGTTCGGCTACCGCTGTGCTGCCTAATGCTTCCATTCCCATACTGCCTCCTTAGTTTAAAAATCCAACCCTCCCCCTGCGGCCGAGCCGCCGCCGCCCGCTGCACAATCGTTAAACCTGGTGTTGCCGACTGCAAATTTGTCAAACCAGAGTGAACCGAGCCCCACTTGGCGAAAGAAGCGATGCGTTTCAAAATTGTGGCCGTTGGTATCTCCGCTCACCAGAAATGTGGCATTGGTGACATTGAGCACTTGCACGCCGTCATACCAGAGCCGAACAATCCCGTTTGCAGACCCGATGGTATTCAGCGTTTCCTGTGTTTCCACACAGACCCATTGATCCGTGGCAATGTTGGTGGCAGTCGTGTGCTGCTCTACTTGGCCATCCAGCGACCGTACAATTGCGGCGGTCATCGTGTGGTCACCGAATTGAAACTCCCACACCACATCGTAGGTGGTGGAGCCAGTCGGCAAGGTCGTCAGCATCTTGGTTTCAGTATCGCCAATCGTGAAACTGCTCGGGAGATAGAGATAAAACCGTCGAAAGAGTGTCCCGGTGGCGGTAAACGCCCGGTCCATGAATCCGCCGCACTGAAATCCTTGATCGATAATATGATCGGGATAACACTCTGAGGTGTAATCCAGCCGAAGGGACCCGCTCCCGCTGAACTTGAAGGACGTATCGAACGTCATGGAGCCGTCGCCGGGGAGGGTATAGCCGGTATTGCCGGATTCGAGCTCATCGTCCCAATAGATCGTGGCGAACGATTGGCCAGGAAGGAGTAATAATATGACCAGCCAAAGGACAATCATGGCCCCACCTGTAACAAGGGAAGGCGCATGGGCGTTGAGCTGCCTCCACCACCGCCCGCTGCAATCAAGACGATTGCCCCGATGCCCCCATCACTGCTTTCGCTCACACTGGTGGACACGGTTTGATTGCCTGTCGGTGACGCTTCCGCCCACGAATCATCGACTTCCCCGTTATTGGCGAACGCTGCCACTTCAGTCGCCCCTGTCCAAGTAAATGTCCGGTTGGCGCTTGAGACGAATTGCCAGGAATAGGCAATAATGAGATCTCCAGAGGAGGCCGTCAGGGTTCCGCTTGTATGGGGGCTCGCCGCCTGTTGCGTGGCATTGGTGTTGCGGACTGCGCCACCGGTATTGATACCCTTGTAATAGCGGCAGGCGAAATGCGTCCCGCCTTCCATGGCGCTCGTCCCGGTCCAATCCCAGGCGAGCGTTTGGGCACCAGTCGCAGGCAGGACTTTGTAGAAAATCCCACCGGTCATTTTCGACGTGTCGGAGTCTCCCCCGATGTACGTCATGGACGCCCCGCCAATCGTCAGGGCCGTCGCGCCGTTTCCAGAAAACGGACTGACCGCTGAAATAAATCCCACCACCCCGCACGCCATGAATTCGGCATCGGCAGGGACGGTCATGCCTTGCGTGCCGGTATTGGCGACATTGACGAAATCTTGCGGCGTTCCCGTTGAAACCACCGCCGCCCAGCTCACCCCAGGCCAGAGCAGCGCGAGGAGGATGAAGAGACGGAGCATCATGTTAGTAAATGGCATAGGCGATTCGCCCTGAGAGTTGTGTCGCGGCGCTAGTAATGATGCAGACGCTATCGCCAGTCGCGTTGGTTTGATTGACGGTCCCCAGGCCGTTGCCTTGGGTCAGTCCGCCGTTGGCGGCGAAGTTCCACCCAGAGGCTGCCGTGGTCCCACCGTTCATGCCAGTGGTCCCGGTTCCACAGGTGGCTCCGGTCCCTGAGATCAGCGCGACGTTGTTTGCCGCCGCTGTCACGAGGCTCATGCCACAGATGCGGACATGCCGACCTGATACGCCGGTAATCAGCGCGGTCGTCGTTGCTGTACTCACATTGACATTGACAAAGGAGTCGCACACAGCGAACCCGCCGAGAAAGCCGCCCGTCGCTCCGGATTGCAACCCGCCCGCAAAGTTCGCCCTTGCAGGAGGAGCCGCACCGGTTGCGCCACTCGTATCAGGCCGCACGTTCAGGTTGGCGGCGGTTGTCTGGGCCACCGTGAAACTACCAGTTCCCGCGTTGGCCGTGACGGTCGGTGTATTCGTGATGGCTGCTCTCACCGATCCATCCGTTTGCAATGACAAGGCAGATTGGTTGCCGTTCGTCCAGGTCGGAGCCGAGGTGCTCACCGTCCCGGCAATGACCGGCACTTTCGCAGTACTGAGCGTAGAATTATCCGCCGCCAGGTTCGGGTTGATGGGACGGACCACCAATCCTGCGTCGCCAGACGAGGGAGTCGACGTCACCACCCGTCCGGCGACCATGTTGGTGCCGTCCGTAAACCCTGCCGCTGTGCCCGGTGTGGGGAAGGCTGAACCGAAGTTGGACGAGGTACCACCCGAGCCGCCTGTCCCGCCGCATGTTTCAAAGGCGTTGCCGGCAGTGTTGACGCAGCGCACAGAAATCGCCGAAGTGGAAGCGGTCGTTGGGAAGTTGGCAACTGTCGCGTCAACATCGTTGGCGGTCGTTGTTTGATTGATACTGATCGTGCCTGAATCAACAATCACGTTCATCGCACCGGAGCCATCGCCGACGACAAGCGGATTGCCCGAGGTGCCGATTTCGGTGCCGCTGTTGTTCCGGAGGTTCATATGCACGGCGCGTTGCGCGGTAATCCTGGCCACGCCCGCGTTATTCTCGGTCACGGCAGTGGTTCCGGTGTCGTCCACCTCGCCGCCCATCGGCACAAAGTTCGTCGTGCCGGGTGTAAAACCCGTATTATCCTGTTGGCTCACACCGGAGCCGGAACAGTTGGCACAGTTGACCGAGAGCTGGCTCGAAGCGTTGACGGCTGCGGTATTGCCGCCCTGCTGAATACTAAAGACC